AAGAAGAAGAAATGTTAATTTCCTATCTCTAACCATAGTCCTAAGGACGGTTCTAAACCAAGTTCGTTTTACTTTTCTATTTTTCATTTTAATTCGTCAAATATAATATCAATATCACCTGGATCATCAATAATATTCTGGTAATATTTTGACCATAATTTGTGATCATCAACTAAACATGATTTACATATTTGTTTTCTAGTTACTGTACTTAATAATTCATCATAAGCTAGTAATTCTGCTTCAAATGCAGGTGGTAATTCTAATTTACCCCAATCGGAATTAACACCCCAAATTAAATTACGATTTATTTTTCTAGCTGTAGCTATCATATTAATTTTTTCTTCCATCCATTCAATTAAAGGAGTATCGGCAGCAAAAACAGCTGGTAATGTAGTTGGTTTACTACACCAGGCACAAGTTTTATTGCTCATTTTGCCACTTTTTAACTGTCTTTAAATCAATAAAATAACCAAAACTAAGTAATATTCTAGGTTTATCACCTGCTACCCTTGTTGTATAATGTTTATCAATGCCAGCAATACATCTCCATACTTCATTTTCTTTAACATCATATTCTACATCACTTATAACTGGGTTACCACCAACTGTTGGTTTAGATATTAACACATTAAATCTAACATGAACTACATCATCCAAATAATCATAAGGCAAATCTTCATTTAGTGATTTATCTGGTCCTTCAACATTAAAATTAGCATCATTATGTTCATGTACTTGATGTCCTTTAGTTGAATAACAAATTATAAACCCATAATTAGGTTCAATTTGAGTATTCCAAGGTAATTTATATACTTCTAATATTTCAGTAGCAATTCTATCTAATTCAATATAGGGGAATTTAGCTTCAGCTAATTCATCCTCTATTATATGTAAATAATCTTTAGCACGAACATTTCCCCCATGTTCTGGTTCGTCTGTAATATATTTTTCTCTATTATCTTTAATTGATATCCAATCTAAGATAGGTTGAGTTAATTTATTGGGTATAATGTATTGACTATTCATTTTTATTTACTATTCTTTCTCCATCCCTACCAGTAAAATACCAGTAATTATTTTGAAAATCGTGATCTTCATTTAATATTTTATTTAATTTTGATCCAGTTACTAAATTACCACTTATAGATATTCTATTTTCATTAGAAGCATTTCTAGTTACAAAATGTAAAATTTCCCTTGAGAAAAAATAAATAGTACCAGGTTTGCAATCTATTTCCCACATAATTCTATTTTTATCTGCTTGGCAATGAAAGATTAAATTACCAGCATTTTCAGGCATATGAGGATAATAAACCCAAGATAATCCTCTAACATTATCTTCATGTGAATGAATCATTGTTTGTTCACCTGGAGGTGTAAAATGACCCCATATTTCAGTTACTTCCATAGCATTATCCATATTAAAAATGCTATCAACAATTTTATTTATACCTGAACCTATTATATCAAAAGTTGCATTTGTTAATGGTACATCTTCATAAAATGTATGTTGCATGTCAACATCTTTATGAGAAGGTCTTGATTCATTTAATTCATTACCTGGGTTTTCCCTAGTTGATGTAATTTCATTTATAAGCTTTTCATTATCTAATTCAAGCTCATGTTCATAATAAAATAAACCGTTAATTAATTTTAGACTCATCTTCTATTATTTGGGCGTCTTCAACTTCCCTGCAAATTAATAATTTATCACCTTCTCTTAATACATGGTTACCACCATGAAAATCAACATATAATCCTAATAATTTTTGATCAATCCTTGAATCGTGTTTCTTAGGAATAATCATTTGTTGTACTTTATATGCTTTTAATACTTCAAATAACCTATCGTTAACATATTTAAGATAAGTTCCGTACATTATATAATTTCTTTATCATTTACATACATTACACCAGGGTTATTAGGTGGAATATAATAATCAAATTTGTGGGGTCCAAGTATTTCGTTAATTATTTTTTTCTGTAATTCAGGTGATTTACCTGTTACAATTTTTATATCAATCATTTTATAAACTGAATTAATTAGTAGATATTCTTCTACCTTAATTAGTGCATCCTTATGGTTTAAACCATGACAATCTATTTCAAACATTATTTACCTAATTGCTGTTGTAATTTTTGTATTTTTAATTTAATTTTTTGAGTTTGAGGTTTAATTAATTTTAACCTTACTATCTCACTACTAAGTTCTTTCGTAGTCATCTTCTAATCTTATTATGTCATCTTCACCAAAATACGTTCCTGTTTGTACTTCAATAAAAACAACTGGTTCGTGTGTTTCATTCCAAGCTCTATGTTTAGCACCTAAAGGAATACTAATTGATTCCCCAGATGATCTAAATACTCTATCATCATCTAAAATAATAGTTAATAATCCACTAACAACTGTCCATTGTTCTCTTCGTTTATCATGATATTGATATGATAATCTACTATAAGGGTTAACTGTAATACGTTTTACTTTAACATCTTTAGTATCAAGTAATACTTCATATTTACCCCATGGTCTATGTTCTGTTTCCATATTAAAACCCTAAATGTTTATCTTTACAAAATTCTAAATCTACAATACTAGCTTTAATATCTAATCCTTCTATATTAAATGGATGTTTCCAAGGTTTAACTGTTCTCCAACCTGGTCCCCATTTTTCAAATAAATATTCAAAATTTTTATCATTTGAATACGATAACTTTTTATACAATTCAGGACTATATTTTTTAGTATTCATCCCAGTTTCATAATAATCATGATCAGCACCATCACTCATTGTTCCTTCACCATGATAGTATTTAGATTCTAAATTTAACACTGTCTTTACCGGTTTTATAGCTAATCTCATTATATAGTCACTATCTTCGCCGTAACAAGGATATAAATTTTCATCAAAGTAACCATGACTGTTTACTACAAAATCTTTAATTAAAAATAAATCAAATGAACCTAAGCCAAAATCACCTCCATTACCAAATACTAATCCTGTTTCTTTATCTTGGGCTGCTTCATACATTTCTTTTAAAAACCCAGTACCAAAACTACAATCATGGTTGATTATAACCCAATAAGGTGAATGCATAAATGATTTTATAATCATGTTCCAACCACCAGCACAACCAACATTATAAGGCATATGATAAACCTTTAAATTATTAATAAACTTATGTGGTTTAGATACTAATTTATCTAGTTCATCATTTAATTCACCTGCACTATTATTAATAATAATATAATTTTCAACTGGAAAATCAACACTATTAATCTGTCGTTTTAGCCATTTTATCTCGTTAACTATTAATGTTCCAACTACTGGTATCATATTTGTTCTTTTAAATATTCTTCTAATGTTTTTAACTTACCTAAACTCATCAAATTAGTTTTGATTGCATATTTTTTATCATGGCCCAATCTATCTTCTACAAACTTATATTTGACTTTTTTACCTAATAATTCACCTATTTTTTGTACTATTTCTTTGTTAGTCCATCTATCACCTGAACCTATATTAACTGGACCAGTATTTAATAAACTGTTATTTTGCATCATTTCAAAGATAATTCTAACATTATCTTCAACCCACATCCATTCTCTAATTTGTTCACCATCACCATAAATTGGAATTGGAATATCATTTTTAATACTATTAAATATAGTAGGTAAAAACTTTTCACTGTGTTGATCAACTCCAAAATTATTGCACGTACGAGTAATAATATGAGGTAAATTATAAGTTCTACCTGCAGCCATAACTAGCATTTCTGCAGCTGCTTTAGTAGCTGAATAATAAGATGATGGATTTAATCTATCATACTCAGTTGAGGGTTTATTACCTTCATTATCTCCATATACTTCATCAGTTGATATTTGAACAAATCGTTTTAATGATGGTATTTGTCTAGCTATTTCTAGCATATTATAAGTTCCTTCTATATTTGTTTTTACAAAAGGTTTACCATCTTTAATTGAATTGTCTACATGGGATTCAGCAGCAAAGTTAACTATATAATGGGCATTTTCACAAATATAAGCTACATTATCACAAATAGATTTTACTGCTAAATTATAGTTGCAACCATTTAATCTGTTTTTATCAGCAGCATAAGTCATATTATCTATAATAACACACTCAGCACCTTTACTTGAAGCATATCTTACAAATGCAGAACCTATAAAACCTAAACCTCCAGTAACAACTATTTTCATTGGCCTAATTTATCTTTATCACTAATTAATATATCTGTAACATGATTTACTTTATCTATTATTACTTCTACTATTTTAGGAATAGTATGCCAAGGAATACTATGATCATGTTCAGGAGCATAATGACTATCTATTAAATAAGTAACTATTGTATCAGGTTCTAATGTAAGAAACCCGTGTGCTTTATTTTTAGGTACAAATATAGATTGTTGGTTGTTTAATTTATACCATTCTACTTCTTTAGTTTCTAAATCATATAAAAAATCAATTATACTGCCCTGTATTACTTTAACATATTTATTTTGAGCTGTTTCAAATGCTTGATAATGCATTCCTCTAAATGTATAAATTTTAGGATTAACACTAATATTAGCTTGTAACCATTTTTTTACTGATTTAGGGCCGCATTGTAAATCTATAGGTGTAAAAGAACCTCTATCGTCTATAAATGTTTTATGATTTCTTACCTTTGACATTAACTATTTTAGGATTTTGTTTATATGTTTGTTGTGTGATTAAATCTTTTAATTTAGTAGTAGACCAACCATGTGCTCTACTTGTATATAAAACAGGTATATTTAAATGGTCACCTGTAAATCTTTTACCTAAATAATCTTCACCTAATACTCTTAAATTGGGTTTAAAATGTTCAATCAGTCCTAATAATTCTTCTTCAGTATTATAAACAAATACTTCATCAATGTATTGTATTGACATTAATGCCCTATATCTTTCATATAGTGGAATTACTGGTTTGTATTTATTTCTATTATATGCAGATGGATCACCATGTAAAAATACAATAAAGTGATAACAATGCTTTTTAGCATCTTCAAATGTGTAAATATATCCTGGGTGTAATAAATCGAAATTACCTGCTGTAAACCCAACAACCTTTTTTATAGCCTTCATTTTATTCCTCCATTTTTTAATTGGTTAATAAATAATTTTATATATTCATAGTGTTTTTTCCATTTTTTACCTTCATGCTTATCACTATTTGATACCCATCTACGTTCACATTCAGATAAAACAATTTCTAATAACTTAATTAATTGATCTTTTATCATGGAGTTTTCCAAAACACTTGTATGCTTATAAGTATTAGACAAAGTCCAAGACTTAACCAAGTTTTTAAATTAATTCCTTGATCAAAATAATGACTAACAAATGTGGCATAAATAACCATACCACAGCCAAAGCCAATAAATCTAGCAGGCCATAATAAACCTTCCATAGCACTAACAGTATATTTAGTACCCCAAATGTAAAAGAAAGATATAAATAAGCCAGCTGATGCTACTACTATTGTATTTTTCCTAAACCATTCCCACAAAAACTGTCCATTTAATTGGTACCATACAAAAACATGGCCAATAAAGAAACAAGTTATTCCTATTAATAAGTGTTTTAAATTCATTTATTGATTATTGTATATTTCTTTTGTTTCATCTCCCCAACCCCAATCATAAATTGCAGTTATAAATGCTATTCTAAACACATAACTTTCCCAAGGTAAATCCTCAGTTGGGTCATAATAATCTATACTAAAGCCAAATACAAAACCATCATGTGGCCATTTAAAATTGAACTTTAATCCAAACCATTTATTCATTGTCTTCTATATTATTTTGTAATTGAACTAATCCTTCAATTACTGATTCTAATACTTTAGGTGTAAATGTAATACCTTTTTTAGTAGGTAATCTTTTACCATCTTCAGCATCATAAAATTCTCTTACATCAACATAAGGATGACCCTCATATTCACGTAACTCAATTTGAACGTAATTTGTTTTGTTTTTTTTAATTTCTATAATATCCATAATTTTTATTTTGATAATCCGTAATCACTTACTTTTCTAAACAACCATGCTTGACCAGGGCCTCCTGCTGAAGATGGTTTCATTACTACCATTTGCATACCTTTAAGGTAAAATAATAATCTATATTCATCATTACTTTTTTGAACATAAATGTATTTTTCTTCAAGTGTAAATTTGCCTTCTGCTACTTCTTTACCTTCAGGTGTATCAGACATTCTATAAAATGTATCTCCATCATCACTATAATTCATATATAAAACACTTGAACCATCCCAACTTTGCCATGTGCCATAAATGTTTTCATTATCAGTTCCAAGTCCAATTCTTTTTTCTTGGGCGTTAAGTGAATTAATAAAAAGTAATGAAAAAATAAATAAAGCAATTAATGCTAATTTATCTAATGTGTCTAAATTTGGTTTTTTCATGATAACATTAAATTTTTATTTTCTAAAAACATCCAAAATCTTTCTAGCCATAATTCTACTCTTACACCTTCAATTTCATCTTTAGCTTTAATACCTGCACTTCGTTTTTCTCTGACAAATGCTATTCCCATATCACAATAGTCTCTAGCCTTATCTGACTCACCTAATCTATAACATTCTTTTGCCCTATCCAAGCAATAATGCAAAGTTTTTTTACCTCTCATAATAAATTTTTTAAAAAGTTAAACATATAAACAAGTACAGAAACTGTTACAAATGTAATAACAGTATAACCTAATACTTTATAAGTTGATTCCATTCGTTTAGGTGATCTACCTTGATTTGATCTATATTGTCTAGGTTTTTTATATTCATTTTCTTGATTATTAAATTTTTCTAATAACCAACTTGATGATTGTACTTTTTTACCTAAACCCCAAACCATATCTACATTCATAGAATCACAATAATCAGATTCAGGAATGTTACCTTCAACTCTATCACCACCATTACCAAATGCCATACTCATTTTACCATCAAATTTACGTCTATAAGCTTGTACAGCTGAGTAAATACCATCACAAACCGTTTTATCTGTAGCTGATCTAGGATAAACAATAAATGTTTCAGTAACACCTTTTACTTGAGACATAATATAAGCTCTTTCACTTTCTTTCATAAATGATTGACCTTTTTTCTGTCTGAGCCAAAAATCATTATTTAAAATAACCCATACTTCATCCGCTTGTTCTCTAGCGTGTGCAATCATTTGTAAATGACCTTTATGGACTGGATCAAATCCACCACTTACTAACATTACTTTATACTTCTTTTTAGCCATGTTTATTGGTGATAAGATTGTGGACGTAAATCATTTTGTTTTTCTTGGTAGTATGTTTGAGCCCAATTGTATTGTTCTCTACTTACACCACCATCATCTTTGGTTTGTTCATTAATTACACTCATTAATCCCTCAAAGTTTAGTATTTCTTCTAAAAATTGATCTGGGTCAGCGTTTTGAACATTCATTAACCAAGTTTGTAAGTATTTAAAGTCTTGTTTTAAACTACTTCTATCAGCAAATGTCATATATTCATGTACAAATTGATCATAGGGTTTGTTTTTGTTTTTATAATCAATGAAGCTATTTGCTTGATTAATTACAATGTCTATTTCGTCTTTAATTGAAACCATAATTTTTTAATTGTTTTAATCTTGTTAATATTACTATATTATTACATTCGTCACAGCATCTACCTTTAGTAGATATTGGGTCAGGATTGTGACCGAATCCTGTAAATAAATTTTTACAGATAACACAAATATGTTTAATCGTAGATGCCATCTTGTATTTCTTTTCTAAGACCTTCTAACATTAACATTAAACCATGAAGATCTTTATCTGTTAAATGATCAATCATACGATTAACCTGATAGTATAGTGATTCCTTAGTTAGCTTATCCATTTGTATTATATTTAGTGATTAACTTATTTATATCTTCCCTTGATTGCCATCCTATAACAGTCATTTCATCCTTTCCATTTTCATCAATAATAGCACATTCAAATGAAGCAAAACAATTTGAATCAGGGTAATCTAATCCTTTAGATGATTCACGTTGAGTACAGTATAAACCCCTACCTGCTACAACAGATAGAAAAATATTTCCACCCAAGTCTAATGAAGCCTGAATTGATTTTTTATCAGTTACGTGGGGTCTAAATACTAAGTTTCTAAAGTTCATAACTCTTATTGTTTTATATGCCGTGAATATACGAAAGATTATTCAGGTAGCCAAATTTTTTGACAAAAAAAGAGCGCAAAATGCGCTCTAATTTCCGTTTGAAATGTGCACCTGCACTATCTAAATCTCTTAAATTGTTCTTTTAAATCTTCCATTTCCTTATCTTCATCTAAATCACTACCCATTTCATAATTGGCATATAAGAATTCTTGAAAATCATCTAATCCATCTTTCATTCCTTCTGGTGTTCCATCAAATCTATCCATATAATCTGGATGAGTTTTAAAATAAGACATTACAATATCATCATCAATTACTTTTTCTCCAGTTTTAGGATTAGTATAATATTTTATAATATAATCAGCAATTGATTCTTCTTCTGATGCTTCTTTTAATTCTTTAGTAAAATCTTCACTATCACCATTTTCATCAATTTCAATACTATTTAATCTTTCACCTGCTCCTAAAAAATTATCGTAGTAACTATTTAATTCATTTGCTAAATGTTGAACAACATCATCAATATCAAATACATCATCTTCAAGTAAATCCTGGATTAAATCCATTCCTATATCCATAAATTTCTTTTTCATTGGAATGTTAAGCAAACCTTCAATACGATCAGAAACTTCGTTACTAAGCCTTGTATTTTCAGCCATTGCTGATTTAGCATTAGCTTCTATTTCATCTTTTTCTTTTGATTTCATTTTGTCTATTTTATTTTTTAAGTCATCTACATCGATTCCTAATTTTTTAGCTAAGTTAGTTAAATTCATATCTTCTTTCATTGAATACATTGGTGGTGGGTTTTGGATTTCTTTATCTTCTTGATCGTCTTCAGCTGTATTAGCAGATGTTTCAGCTCCATAACCAACGCCTTTAGCACTTGGGCTTGAAACTTTATCTACATTAACAACATCATCTTCGGTTTCAGCTTTATCACTTGGACCAGTAGATTCTTTTTTTAATTTTTCTTTAGCTAATAAAGCTTGAATAGCTTTTATTTTATCTCTTTCAGGATGATTTTCTAAACGATCCTTTTCCTGAGCATCAGCAAATTCTTTATCACTCATACCTTCTAATAAATCTTGTAGATTATATTTACTCATATTATTTTTTAGCTTTACGACCTTGTCTTTTTTTACCTTTAACAGCCTTTCCTACATCACCTACTTGGTTGCTTAATTCTTTAGCTGCTTCCACAACATCTTTAATTTCTTTTTTTACGTTTTTAGCTCTTCGCTTTACTTCTTTTACTCCATCTTCTACTTCATCAGGAATAAAGTCACCATCTCTATCATTGATTTTACCTTTTTTGTAAAAACCAAAATAATAAACTGCTGCTCCGATTACTAAAACTAATACTATAATACCGATAATTGTTAACATAATAAGTTGTTTTTAACGTTTGTTATAAATATATAAAAATTAAGTTAAATTATATTTTTTATTCCATTGACTAATGAATGAATTACCAACCCCTAAATCTAATATTATAGCTTTTTCAGGTACACCAGGTAATTTTTTAGCTGATATAATATAATCAATATTTTTTCTAAATACTTTCATTTTAACTTTAGCATTTGAACGATTTGATGTTTTAAATACCATTACTACAGGTGATTTACCATATGGTCTTTGATTAATATCTGGTTTTGGTTGTTTTTCTCCAGCAACAAATTTTTGTTCTACTTTCCAACAACCATTTTCAGATTTATTTCTATCATAATACCAAGTTGAATCAGGAGTATCCATTACCCACGTATCTAATCTAACAACTTGTTCGCTTGGTCTACCTCTGTTCTCTACCATTATATTTACCTCGTTTAGGTTTATAATCTACTAAATTATCTAATGCTTTCCAAGTTCCTTCGAAACCAGGCATATCCTTTTCTTTTTTAGCCATTATTTGTCTAAAAAGTGGACTTTCCCACTCACAGCCTTTTTGTCTTTTACTATACAACTTTTTCATTTCCATAATATTTGTTTAGTAATTGTTGTCTTACCTCATCAGTAATTTCGTTAATTTGATATAATTTTTCTATAAGTTCTTTCATAACTATTTATTTAATCTATTGTTCCACTTGTATTATTACCTCGTTTCAAATAGTACTCTCTTTCTTTTCTTCTCTTTTCGTACTCTTCAAGGGTTATTTTTTTATTAACCTTCTTATCATCCATCCAATCCCATTCTTTACCGCTATTAATCATATTTAATTATTTAAAATGAATCCAATACTAGGACTCCATGATCTATCATCATCAATGTCCATTTCATGGTCATTAATTGATTTACATTTAAATCCTTTACTTAATAATGTTTCTTTAATTATCTTACGTTCCTTAGTAGTAAAATTATTATTATTTGATTTAGTAAAATACCAACCTTCAATACCATTATAATTACCATTACCAAGTCTAGGTTGATCTGTTTTATCCATACTACCACTTGCCCAATCAACCATATAATCAATGTCAATGTTGTTTTTAGCTAATGCTTTACCTAATGTTTTAAATCTATTTTTGCTTAGTGTTTTATTCATATTACTTTATTTAAAAATTTATTTAATTTAATTACATCTCTAATGTTAGCACACTTTTCATATTCTTCTTCATTAATAAAATATTCAAGTAAATCTTCTGCTAATTCCATTTCAGTTTGTTCTGGATCTGGGATGAATACCATATCTTCTACTTCATTACTATCACTTGGAATGATTTGCTCATCTTCACCCATAAGTAATCTATAACCTACATTCATTGCTTTATCTACTAATTCGTATCCTTCCATATTATTTATCTTGGTAAGCATAAATTGATAGAAGTCCTGAGTATTTACAAATTAATTTAGGATCGACTTCTATAATATCCTCTTCAAATTCGTCTTCAAATTCGTAATGTATTCCTGACATGCACATATTAAAATGGTAATTCTTTATCTTCGTCTTTATCTCTAGGTTTAGAAATATCATCTAATTTTCTATTACCCATAGTACCAAATGGTTGTTCTACTATACCTGTAATATCAGAATCCTGAACATTCATTATTGCATTAATTGAATCATTAACTGCATGGCTACGTTTTCTAGCCATATAATCATTAGGAGCATAAACGTATGCTTCAAACGTAACTACGTATCTATTATCTTTACTCATTATTTATTTTATTTTTCATTTGTTTAACATGTTTACAATTACCACTTGATCTCCAGTAACCTGGACATGAACAATGGTATTTACCACTTTCGGGGTAATATTTAGTTTTATATTCACCTAACCCACTCCCACTAATATGAGTTTCTATTATAGGTTGTTTTTTAACTTTTGGTTTTGGTTTAATCCAATTAATATCTTTTAATGTAGTATTTTTATCTACTTTTTCCCAAGTAGGAACTAAAAATAATTCACCACCAATTGATACTAATCCTGGAGGTAATACTTCATGTTTATATTCATATTGGAATCTACTTACCATAGTAGGACCAAAACCAGGGCCATGTGAAAAACCTTCACCATCTGGTCTATGGATTATCCTAGTTCTTGGATTACCATATTTATTTAAATTTGTGAATTGCCATAGTGCCATAACCTTTATTTTTCTTATTTACCCTGTAAATATACGAACAATTCTTCAGGTATCCAAGCCTTTGCGCGGATGTTTTTGTTTTCTTGTGTATTTTTTTTTATTTTTAAACACATTAGGCCTTGTAGCAGCCCATCGTTCTTGTATGGTAACTATTATTTCTTGTAATTTTCCCATAATTTTTCTTCTCCTTTAGGTAATAATACATTTTTTATACCATCTCTACAAGAACAAAATTTCCATTTTATATTATGAAAACCTTCAAAATCCATTTTTTTAGTTGAGTAAACACAAGCATATAATGCTCTTACTTTATCAGTTGTATTATGGCCAGAACGGTGTAAAGTATTACCATCAATAGCAATCATATCACCTGCTTTAGCTTCAATTGGATCCCATTTACCTGTATCATTATTTTTAATTTCTAATATACCTGATCCTTTAGTCATATTAGTTAATACCCACATAAAATTAATAGTTTTAAATTCGTTATTTAAAGCACCTTCAGGATCTGGTCCATATTGGTTATCATAATGTTCAGGGAATGCAAAATCTTCATGAGGTAATTTAACTACAACTTGATCATTAAACAAATATATATCACTAGTTTCTAAAAATACTGGAACTATTTGTTGCATAAATGGAGCTATATAAGACATAAATAAAGTTTCATTTAATTTTGATGCCATTTCTAATCCTCTCCAATATTGACCTGTTCCAAATTCTCTAGGTTTTCCTAATTCACTTACTTTATCTCTTTTTAAATTAATAGATTCTTTTCTAACTCTTTTTAATTGATGAGCTGGAATGATATCTTTAATGTGAATATAACCTTGTTTTTTGAATAATTTATTATCTAATTTCATATGTTTAATTTATAACCTCCAAATCTTTTTAAATATGAAGTAATTTTTACCCCATTTCCATCTTCCATAATTTTACCTGATCTAAAATATTTTTTAACACTACCAGCTCCACCTAAATGTGCTGCAGCTAATATACCAGATTCTGTTACCAATGTACCATCTATTTCTTGCCCTTCAAACTTATCTATATATTTTTGTAATCGTTTTTTATTATAAAGTAAATTTTGTTGCATAGCATATTCTTGTAAATCAGGACTATTTAAAAATGCATCTTTAGTTACTTTAATTTTTAATGTTCTTAAAGTTGATTTACCAAATTGATACTTACCCATGTAGCCAAACCGATTTACAATATTATATCTATTACCTGATTCTTGATGTCCCAAATCATGTAAAAATAAATTCATATCTTTTACTACCTCAGTTTTAATTGGGGTTGGTTCTGGTATTTTGTTTGATGTTGGTGCTACTAATGTTGGGGTTACCATTAGCATTATAATTGAAAGTATTGTTCTCATATTAGAAGTTTTTTAAAAATTTACCTTTAATTGGTTTTGATTTTAGTTTACTTGCTTTTTCATCATTTTTAAGCATTTTAGTAGCTAATTTATCTAAATGCTTTGATTTTTGATTATCATAATCATGAACTATTGCCTCATGTTTTTTATGATATGATTTTCCTTTTCTCATATTCTACTTATGTATTGGTTAACTTCATCTTCATCACCATCATCTAGTCCTAATTCTTTTAAACGTTGTAAATGATAATCATCTACTTCCCATTCAACTTGTTCACTAGTACCATAATGCTCCTGTTTTGTTTCAATTTGTTTAATATCTTTTGAATTAAAAATATCACCAACAGTTAAAAAATAATGATTATAACATAGTAATTGAACATTATCTAAGCTGTAGTTATTACTATTATTATCTTTGAAGTGTAACAAAAGCGGTACTTTATAATCTAATACTCGCCTTTCCTTAAAACCACATACAGCACATTCCTCTAATAAATATCCCTGTTCTATAAGAGCATACTTAAGTTTATTAGGATTAAAAGAAGAAGCTGCTATTCTACCTTCAATTATTTCCATCATATGAGGCATTTTTTTAGGTCCCTTTAAAAATTTAGGTACACCTTTACCTGCTTGGTTTTTATGTGACTCAAACAAATTATACAGTTTAGCATACTTCTTATAATGTTGATAAGATACATGCAAGTATCTAGCAGCAGCCATATTAGATAATGTTTTACCTTGGGCTGCAACTATCTGATCTTTGCTTAAGAATTTCTTCTTATTTGCCATCTTCGTCTTTAATAGTAAGAGGACCTACTAAATTTCTATCATCTCTATCCATATCTAGCATTTCTGCTTTTCCATTTTTGTCTAGATTTTTCATCGCATTTTCATTTCGCTGATATTGAGCAAATTGATCATCATCCATAATAACAGTTTCAATCCAAGTGTGATCACCTTCTCCCATCATAACTGGAATACCGTGTTTTTTACCTTGGCCTTTACCATTTTCTGAACATGTAATACAAAAATTATAACCATATTGTGTTAATCTTAGTTCAGGCATATCACCGCCACATGATTTACACATAATCATTTTTAATTTGTTTTTCATAATTGATTGATTTAATAATGTACTCTCCATAAATATAACCGTTTAATTTTAATTTTAATTTTCTTTTCTACCAATACTAACTGCTCTATTATCCTTTAATTCACGTTCAATAAATTGAATTGCATCCTTTCCTACACCTGGTAGTTGATAAATAGTAACATCAAGTGTTGTTTTACACCATTCTCCTAATCTTAAGCATGTACCTGTATGTTTAGATCCTAATGTATCATCTACTTTAATATTATAAGATGTAAAATGTTGAATCATCCTTTTAAATGGAGATAATGAAGAACCAATGTATAAATTACGAGCCTCTTCTTGATTTTTATTACGTCTAGGTGTTAAAGTATCTTTACAACTACAAACTTTTTCATGTCTAACCCAATCATTAAGTGAAATTTTACATCTTTGAGATGGTTTAATAACATAAACACATTCAATATGTTCAGGAATTGATTTAAATAATTTTATTAATTGTTTAACTGTTGATTTGGGATTAATATTTTTATATTTAATCCAATTTTTGCTATTTTCAAAGTGATTTAGAGCTAAATCTCTAGCTTTGTAATCTGAGCTGTTTCTTTCTCTACTAGCTTGTATGTTCATAACCTATTTTTAACGTTGGCTAAATATACGAACTTCCCTTCAGGTATCCAAATTATTCTGTGGAGAAGAAAAATGTTTGGTGCATTCTGCAATATTCATCGGTGTTGCCAAAATATTGAACAGCAGCGTGATAAAATTCACCCCTATAGATAATAGCACGATTAAATACATTGCCTACATAATCAGTAAGTTCCCAAGCAGTAAAATCTTGACCATCGTTATCTAATTGATTTTGTAGTTTTTCATCATCTGGGTATTTTCTTATTCCAGTTTTTTTATGCCTATATAATCCTGTTCCTGATTCAATAGGTGCATCCGGTGTTAAGTAAATTACACATGCCCAAGATTTACCTTGGTCTGAATGAATCCAACATTTATCTTCAGCTGTACAAAGATTATAAGCTCCATTAGCCCAATTCCAATCTGCATCCCAATTATTAATTTTTAAACCAATAGTTTCTTCTAATTTGGTTTTTACTGTTGGGTGTCTTTCATAATCAGATCTTTTACCTGGATGATTACCTTTTTTATCATGCCATTTTAACTTAAATGCTTGTTCCCTAACATAATAAGGATCACTATAAAAATCTTCTACTACAAATAAATGTGCCATTATACAATTGCTCTACCCTTCATTTTTTCCCAATCACGATTTGATCTAACCGTGTTATTAGTAGTTTGAGTAGCTTTTAATACATTATTAGTTATATTTTTTTCATTTGTTATCTCAATAATTGCAGATAAATCTTTAGGAAAACAATGACCGCCAAAACCAAAATCACCATCTGGTCCAGGTACACCCCAATGTGAATCACCTAATCTAGGATCTAAAGTAGCATATTCAATTATTTTATCATAATCTAAATCTAAACTTTCACATAATTGATATATCTCATTAGCAAATGAAACTTTAGTAGCTAAAAATGTATTAGTAACATATTTAACTAACTCAGCAGTTTTAGCATCTGTCTTAATAATCCTAGGTGTTTTTCTAAACGCAGCTGAAAATATTTGTTTAATTTTAGTAGTAGCTCTTACATTTCCTCCTAATAATAATCTTGTTTGATTTTCAAAATCATCAACAGCATTTGCTTCAGTTAAAAATTCTGGGTTAAATACTAAATCTATATAAGGGTACTTTATAGAAAAATTATCAGTTGATCCAGGAACAATTGTTGATTTTATTACTACAATTCTTCCTTCAATTCCTTTACTTGCTCTATTAATCTGATCTAATGTATCATCTAATATATCTAAATTACATGAACCATTTTTATTCATTGGTGTTGGTAAACACACAAATATAATTTTACATCTTTCTAATACTTCAGGCAAATCACTATTACATAATTTAGCTTGAATATCATAAGTAAATACTTTATAATATTTACTTAATTTTTGGTAAATAGCATTACCAACAAAACCTTGACCTATTATTCCTATATTCATAATTTATTTTTTATTTTTCCAAAAACTATATATACCTTTTTCAATTTCATAATTTTCCCATACAAATCTTTCTCTCATGGGTTGTGATTTAGCCCACTGCCACATTTTGGCTAAACCTTCTTCTAATGATGTTTTATGTTCAAAACCTAATATATCAACTGACTTTTGCCAAGTAGGAACAGCTGTATGTACTTCATGTCTTTTTTCTAAAAATATTGTTTCAGGTCTTTTACCTGTATCTTGAGCAACAACATTTTTTAAGGCAACAGCACATTCCAATATACTATAATCAATAGTACCTCCTAAATTAATGATTTGTTTTGATGCTTTAGGTTCTAAATGAGCATTAAATAAAGGTTCTACCGAATCATCTATATAACTAAAAGCTCTACGTTGAGAACCATCACCAAAAATGGTAATAGGTTCTTTATTTAAAATATAATACATCCAAATACCTAATACATTTCTGTATTTATCCCAAATATTTTGTTTAGCTCCAAATACATTATGGGGTCTAATTATACAATAATCTAATCCATGTTGTTCATTTGCTACTTCAATATCTCTTTCACACGCCATTTTTGCAATACCATATGGATCAATTGGGTTTCTAACCATATCTTCATGAAATATACCACCTTCTCCATGACCATAAACAGCCATTGTTGACGTAAATACCAATCTTTTAACATCATTTTTTATACACTCGTTAACTATGCGTGCCGTTGCTTTTAAATTGTTATCATAATTATATCCACGTATAAAAGGTGATAATCCTTCAGCAGCATAAGCAGCAAAATGATATACATAGTCAATTTTATGTGCTTCAAATATATTCTCAATTGGATGGTTTACTAAATCCATTTGCCAGAATTTAACATCTGGATGGATGTTTTCTTTATAACCACCACTTAAGTCATCTACACCTATTACTTTATATTCTGGTTTATTTTCAATAATCCAATCAGCTAACCTACTTCCAAGTAAACCAGCTACACCTGTAATTAAAACTGTTTTTTTATTCATATTTAATACCTTTATATATTTTATTATCTTTTGGGTTATGTGATAAGTTTTCAAATAATCTAGGTGGAATACCCCACTTATACATAAATATTTCAGCTGCTGGGCCTTCAGTTGCTTTAAATCTATCTCCTTCCTTACCATTTTTAGTAGCTGTACTACCAAAATGATAGAAGTGGCCTGAATGTGTTCTATAAAAAGCTATATTATTAAGATCTAATTTTAAAAAGAAATCCCAATCACAAATAAATGGTGATTGATACATAGTATCGAATCCACCTACAATCATATAATCTTTTTTATACATTGCAAATGGAAATATTCCACCATCTCTAGTTAATATATCTTTTTCTCTTAATCTTAATTCATATTCTATAAATTCATCATATTTAAAATCTTCTGGGGTGTGTCCTAAATTTTTAACTGGAAAGTTAAATATACCAGGCCCTATAGGTTCAATTTGATTTATAGTTAATACTTGTTTTTCTTTTAATTGCGATTCAATAATTTTATCCCAACCTTTACATAAAACATTATCGTCATTTATAATACAAATTTTTTCATTAGTAGCATTCATTACAGCTAAGTTAAGAGCTGTTTGCATACCTTGATTATTACCTAAGTCTAAAATTTTAATATCATCAATAAAGTCATCTAAAACGTCTCTAGATTCTTCTATATAACCATCTACAGCTACAATGATTTCATTTTTATTAGTTTGTTGTTCAATAGCTGATTTTAAACATAAATGCAAATAATCGGGGTTTCTATATGTTGGTATTATTAAACTTATCATATTTTTGTCCAATCAGTTAAAGGTGATAACCAATTAGTTTCACAGTGGGTTGAATAACCTGGAATGCTACTGACTACACCTATTTTTTTTGTATTAATTAATTCAGTAAAAAACCCATAGGAATCAGTTATTTTTTCACTTGAATATTTTTGTATTAAATCTAAATCTTCTTTAAGTCTAGAAACATAGGTAGCAAAACTCATAACTGTACTATTTGTTAGTTTCCAATGTACTGATTTTGTTCTAGATAACCTAGTAACTTCAGCATTCATTTCAATTTGAGGATTACCACCATCTTTTGCATTAATGTATTTATCTGGATGATCATATAAAGTGGTATACATTTTATAACGTCTAATACCTTCTTTTAGGTAATTTTTTGAATTAGGTAAATGTAAAAAATCATCTTCAAGTAAATATACCATAGAATCATCATCATTTTCCTTAATAGCCAAATTTAATGCATCTCTAAATGTACCAGCTCCTGTTCCATTATCAACTTCAACTAATCTTAATTTTAAATCATTAACAAAATCTTTTGTTTCTTGGTTTAATCTATCTCCTATTATTACTATATTTTCTCTACCAAATTCATCTATACAATTTCTTAAACAATGCTCTTTAGTTGCATTTTTTATTTTTTTCTTAGTTATGCTAGCTTCTAAGTTAGATAATCTATAATATACTTTCATAGCAATACTTTTTTCCCTTTTTCGAACTACACCTAAACCACAACTACCATAAAAACCATAATGGTAATAATTATCTTCGTCAAATGATAATTCAAATGCTTCTCTTTCATAAAATGTTTGATAATTAAAATTTTGTTTTGCACTAACAAATTGTCTAAAATCATTCGTTGACATAGGTGAAAAAGAATATTCATGGTATAAATGAAGAGCATTTGGATACTTTTTAAATAATTCATTAGCTAAACCCTTACAAAATGCCATTTCATGACTAGCATCTGTAAATGTTAAATCAATTTGTATATTACTATCTAAATTTTTAACATATTCAATCCCATCAATAGGATAAGTAGGAACAATAATACCATTTTTAATATACTTTTTAAAATCTGATATTATCCATTTATGGTCAGGTGCACTATTTAAATCTCCTGTATATAATTTACCTTCACCGTTTACTTCTAATGCTTTAGCAATTAGAGATGAACTAACCCCACTAGCAAAACCAACTTCTAATACATTTTTAGGTTTTTTAGTTCTTATATAAAAATAAATTACTTTAGCTTCATTGTAATCAATAGGCCCAGCTCCTGCCCACTCACCATCTCCATTAGATGATTCTTCAATTATTTGATTCATTAATGTACTATTCCAATAATCATTAAATTCTGATTCAAGTTCATAGTAATTAGGAAATTCAGCCTCTAGCTGATTTACAACATCAATATTAAATTGATACATACCTTGTAATTCTTTAGTTTTATATGGCATTTTATATTTGTTTTATTTTTCCATCTAAATGGATATATTTAACATTTCTAATAATATTTTCTTTAACATTATCATAAGGAGTTAAAATGATATTATTAGTAGATTTACTAACAGCATCATTTATACCTGCTTGATAACCAATATTAAATTTAGCTCTTGATTTAATTAACATTTGTTGCCTTAAATTAAGGTTTAAATCAGCAAAGTTATAACGAATAGGAAATAATTTATCCCATTCAGTATCCTTTAAATCAAATTCACTATAGTAATATACGGGGGTATCTTTGTATTTCCTAGCTTCTTTTATTAAGTTTTTATCATCCCATCTACCTTTTAATTTATCAATTCGTGAAGCGAATAATAAACAACCATAATCACCTTTAATATCAGGGTTTGGGTTTTCATCTACATCATAATATAAATGAGGTCTACAATCTATATTTTTTAATTCATCTGAAGTAAATCCAAACCTTAATAATATTTGCTCAGTTAAAGGTATATTAATATCATCAGTATAAGCTCTATCATGATCTGTAAATACTACATCAAAATCACCTGGTTCAAATCTATGGTAGACATAAGGATTATTTTTAAATATATAATCAATATAATCTAAAGGATTATTATCACCATATTTCCATTGTCCAATTGCGTTACCAAATATTTGTTCTAAATAATTTCTTGATGGTAAAGCAAATTTAAGGTGAGGATATTTTGATTTTAATGCTTGAGGTAAACCACTAATTATAGCCCAATCACCTAAAGAAAAACATAAGCGAGTAAAAGGAAACCAACCATCATATAAATCATTAGGAAATACAGTATTTACTTCCTTTAATGGTATTCCTATTTTATCTACTTCACCACTATTAATAACCTGATCGTTTTGTATTCTAAACTGTAACATTAATTTTTAAAATCGAAATTAAAATAATCTATATCTTCTTTATATAAATCTCCTACCATATTAATCATTTCATCATCATAAACATTATAATAATGAATTTCATTAGTCGAAGAATTGTAACTTTGTTTTTGAAAAGTTCTACGCTTTAAGTATTGGTCACCTGTTATTTTTTCAGCCCAATCAAGAAATTTTTTCATTTCTGTTGTTTTGTAAATGTTATCTACAATAACTTCTCCTTTTTCATTTACAAGAAAATTTTTTTGTGGAATTAAATAAATATTTTGATCATCCCAACTACTATGAAACCCAAATCTATTCTTTTTATGCCAAGGTACATCTGCACTTGTAAATTCTTCTTTAGCTTTATATAAATTTGTTATATATTCTTTAAAACTATTTTTACCTATACTAGTGTTTACTGCCCAACCTGTTGTAACTATATCATTAGTATGATTACTTAGTTGTATTAAAATTTCCCTATTAGGATTGTATAAAGGAATTTTATTAGTAATTTCAGGAGGTGGTTTTAAATATAATTCTGTTGGGTTTTTAGATTTCATTTTAAAAGAATGATTATCCAATTCTACTGGTCTAAGATGGTTATCACCTCCCCATTTAGTATATTTGTAAGCAGACCAAAGCCTATCCCAAGGATTTCTTATAATCGCAAACGGATTAAAATCATCCCAATTATAACCTATACTATCTGTATGGTATTTTATTACTTTAACTGGTCTATGACCATAATTAAATCTATGTGAACCTGATTCGGTGTTGTACAATATTTGTTTTAACCAAGTACCAGCAGTTTTAGGTATATGGATATGCAATAAATGATCATTAGAATGAAATTTCCATAACCTTTCATTTATTACGGAATTTGAATCACTAAATCTTTTATATATTCCTGGTTTATTTGACATTTATTTTGTATTCTTCATTAGGGTCATTATCTAATGGTGTTTTATCTACACCAGCATATTTACTCCCATTAGTCCATTTATCTAATTGATGAAATCCATGTGTTCTATTACCTAATTGATCATCAAAAATAGCTTTATATTGTCCATATTCTTTTAAAGGTGAACAATGTTTATAGTGGTGCCATAAATGAACAAACATTACTGCATCTAGATTTCTTGTTCTTGGGTGTGGAAACCAAAAATCTTTATTAATCATGCTTTCTCTTCTCCAACTAACTTGAGATGAATCTAAATTAGTAACAGGCATAACTAATCTAGTAGTTACATCTTCTTCATTTGGTTTTCCTTTTGTATAATTCTGTATTGTTGGGTTGTAATATTTTAATTTACAATAAGCATAATGAATTTGAGGATTATGGTTATAAAAACGGTTTAGACTATTTAAATATGATGGTACTAAAGCATCATCATCACATAACATAAAAACAATATCAGCATCTGAATTTTGTATTGCTTCATTGGCATATTTTCCTATTTCACTACCCTGTCTATTAATTTTATCTATTACAGTATCATGAGTATTAATAAATTTAGTTTTTTTAAGAAAACTAGGTTTTAATATACTTCTTGCTATTGGTTCACCTAAATGTTCACTCCCATCATCTATAAAAGCTATTTCAAAGTTTTTATAAGTTAATTTATTAATGCTATTCAAAGCATTCCTAACCATTTCAGGTCTATTATAATAAAAAAATATAATTAAAAATTTTAAATCTTTCTTTTCCATACCATTTGATATTCTTTTCTGCCTCTATTAATTTGAGTTACTCCATTATCTCTAAAACCTAATTCAAAATATAGGTTACGAGCAAAATTATCTCCAAAAACCCATAAAGAGGCAGATTCTAGGTTTGATAACATATTAACATAAGCTTTTTTAGCATAACCCTGTTTTCTATGCCTAGGATGTATATCACACCCTAATTCAATAATTTCTTTTCCATCAATTTTAGTCATATATCTTCTAGTATAACCAATAGGAAGTTCAATTTCAAAATACTCAGACATATGACGTAAATAATTTCCTTCGTTAGCTACATATTGTCTTTGTACTCGTGATATAATTTGATATGGCCACAGTTTTTTATCTAAATTCTTAAACCATTTTTGAGCTTCATCTAAACCAAATACATTATTATCTTCTAAAAAATTTCTTGTTGAGTCATCATTTCTTACTTCTAGAAACCATTTTAAATCTGCTTCGGTCATATCTCTTAAAGTAATTTCCTTATCATTTTTTGCTAATACTTGCCCATTAGCCATAACTGTTCTTATTGAACCATATTCATATGGTTTTATTGGACAATAATTTGCTTTATCACCAAAGTCTTTTATTTTATTATTATTTTGAATATCAAAAGGAACATAACATATATCACTAATACTTTCTAATGTATGTCCGGCATTTGTAATATTATCTGTAAATATTATTTGTTCTTTAGCCCTTAATGATAGATTAGCTTTTTCTAATTCTATTAAATTAAAATTAAATATATTATTATGATTTTTATATAATGTTTTAGCTACATTTAAAGATAAAAAACCATTGCTTACTGCTGCATGTTTTCTTGAATGGTGTGTATTAATTTTACCCACATCTTTTTTATCTACAGCTTTATGATATTTTACACTATCTATATGTTGGGCTACATAACCAACATTATCAACAAACTTATTAAAAAATGGTTCATAAAATTTTTCATCTACTGGAATGTAATCATCTTCACATAAAAACACATAATCAGATTTACTTTTATCTTTAATTAACTGTTTTATTGCTTTATTCCAGGCACCATAAGAATGGTTAGTATTATCATGAAATATTATTTTAATTTTATCTTCTAACCCATACCATTTAACTACTTCTAATACTTCAGCATATACTTCTTTATTATCTTGTTCTTCCCATTCATTAATAACAAAATAAATCTTATTTAAATTACTTATATTATTTTTTTTAAGAAATTTACAATGAGCGTTTACTAAATAATAATGAACAACTTGTTGATACCATGAACCATAAGTTTGAGATGGGTTCTTTGTTTTTTTAGTCTTAGGATCGTATTTAAATCTTTTTTTGGTAGATCTAGGTCCAAACCAGAAGTTTACTATATAATCAAATTTCTTCATAATTACCACCCTTTTCTAATGCAGTCAACTATATATTCTCTTTGTTCTTGTGTTACCCACCATCCAACTGGGATATTTACTACTTTTCCTATTGTTTTGTCTAGGTTAGGTAATTCTGTTTTGAATTCTTCTACACAGGTATGTTTATCATTTCTTTCATGTACCTGAGATACAGCTATATTACATTCATCCATGTACTTATAAAATCCATCTCTATCATCTACTAACATAGTATAAATCCAAAATGCTGAATCAAATCCTTTTTTTCTTTCTAATAATGTAACTCCATCTATATTTTCTAATTCTGAATCATAATAAGCAGCATTTTCTTTATGTTTGGAAATTATATCATCTAAATGTTTAAAATTTTCCATTCCAACTGTGGCACAAACATCATTCATATGAAATTTATAACCCCATTCTTCAATATCAGCTTCACATCTAAAGTCTTTTCTATCACTATCTCTATCAATACCATACCATCTAATGAATTTACCTCTATCATGTAATTCTTTATGAGTGCTAAATAATAAACCACCATCAATAGAAGTAATATGTTTTATTGCTTGTAGAGAAAACATTGTTAAATTATCACTAGTACCAATAAATTCACCTTTATATTTAGAACCAAAGGAATGAGCTCCATCTTCAATTACTGCTGGTGCCCAACCAAATTCACTTCTAAAACTTGTTCTAATTTTTCTTAATTTGTCTAAATCTAATGGGTAACCTCCCCAATGAACACCCATTATAACTTTTGTTTTTTTAGTAATTTTTCTTTTTAAATCATCAAGATCCATATTTAATGTTTTTGGATCTATATCTACCCATTTAATTTTAAGATTATTAGCTAAAACAGGCCAATTTGAAGCTGTACAAGTCATTGCAGTACATAAAACTTCATCACCATCTTCTAATCCTGGCCAATTATGAGATACCCAAGCTACACCTTGAAATACATCTTCATTCCAATGTGGTTTAGGTTTTTTTAATAAATGAAGAGCCATATGTAAAGCTGATGTACCAGCATTTAATGTTTGTATATGTTTATGACCGAAATAATTTTGTAATTGATGTTCAAATTGATCTACTTTAGGTCCTTGACCTATAAATCCACTATTAAGTACTTTTGATACTTCAGGAGCTGCTGTATCAGCCATAAAAACTTTAAATAAAGGTATTTTTTCAGATGGTTTCATAAAATTTATTTTGTTTTTCTTGTTTTTCTATTGTTTTAGGATGATATAAAGCATATTGTTCTGCTTTAGGTAAAGGTGCATAAGTTAAAAATCCATCTAACTTTTCATGTACTTTATTTACCCACTTAATTTCAGGTTTATTTTTCCAAATTCTCCATTGATAATCAGGCCAATTAACCCACCCTTCATTTGATAATCTCCAACCCCACTTTTTAACATGCTCAGTTTTTATACCTTTAACAGTATTAACACGCGGTACTAAATATACTTCATTATTAGGATTATTTTCTAATATTTCAGGTAATGCTTCAAGTAATATAGTATGAGGTATTTCATCCGCATCAATTTGAAAAATATAATCACCTGTACATAAATCTCTTAGTGTATTTTTCCAATCAGCAAAATGTTTTTTGAAAGTTTTAGCATGATAAGTACAACAATTGTCTCCATTTAATTCAGATAATCTATCCCATACTTCAGGTGAACCATTCTTTTTATCAAATAAAATAACTATTTCATCTTGCTTACGTTTTTTATTTATAAGTAAGTTTAATAAACGAGTTATCTCATCTAATTCATTACAAACTGTAATTGCATAACTTATTTTCATATTTTACTCAGGTAATACTCCAATATACGAAAGAGCATCCATGTACTCACGTTCTGGAAATGATTTTAATGAAGACATATCCATTTTATGTGTTTGTCCTTCTACTTTTCCTTCTTCTCCCTCTTTAAGAGGTATAGCTTTAACACCAGCCCACGTCCAAGATTGTTCATCTGCACCATTAGCAAATACCATACCAGAAGAAGGTATATTAATAGTATTTGGGATCCAAATTAAATCTGTTTCTGGATCTTTCCAAGCAATATCTTTATAAAGTTCAGGTAATGTAATTAACTGTTCATTATAAAACTCAGAACCTTCTTTCATTAGTGAATTTGTCCAAAATCCACAAGATAAACTTAAATAGTTAGTTATATCTTTATTTATTTCAACTTTGTAACATAAGTCACCTCCTGACTTAGGACAATTTATTATTTCATCGTATTGCATAATTAATTTAATTTAGGTAATTCAACTTTTGTTTTTGGGTTTAAAGTAGGGATTTTTAAATCTACTTGTTTTGGAAATTCAGGAATATTAGCGTCTAATATTTTACCCACTAATTCTTTCATTTTCTCCCAACTAAAATTAGTTTTAATATAATGCCCTTGTTGTTTTGAAGGCACAATATATTTTTTATAATTTGTATAAACATTTTTAAATGCTTTTGTAGCATGTGTTTGATCAACACTAAACCATTGGAATTGTTTTAATAACCATTTATTTGCTGCTGAATCATGTATGTGTTCTAATTTACCAGGTAATAAGTAAGCATATGCTGGATTTAAAAAATCTAATTGACCTGACCAACCTGATGCTATTATTGGTTTTTTAGATAAACAAAATTCCATTAATGGTCTTCCATATCCTTCACCTTTAGTATGTGAAACCATAGCTTTTATTTTTGGGTGATTATATAATTCATTCATTTCAGAATTTGTAAAATCCCCTTGTAATAAATAAACATTAGGTAAATCTTCACCTCCTACTGATTGTCTAATTCCATTAACTTTATCTAATATAGCATCTCTACTCATATGATTATCTACTCCAGTTGAAGCTTTTAATATTAAAGCAGGTTTAGCACCTTTTTTATTTTTAAATGTTTCAAGGAAATTTTTAATCATTAACCCAACATTTTTTCTATCATGACCAAGTGCTCCTTCCATCCACATCCCAACAAATAAAAAGCAAAATGATTCTTCAATTTCATTTAAATCTAATTTATTATCTTTTGTAGGTAAATGTTTGTAAATATCTAAATCTGCTCCCTCAAATACAACATGAATTGGTTTTTGATTACGTATTTTTTCTCCTGTTGGTTTATTATTTTGATCTAATTGGTCAAATGATAAATTTTCAAATACATTTTTACTATGTTTAGAAGATACAAAGTTCATATTCATTCTATTTAACCCTTGTACCCATTCACCTTGGCAACCTGTACTTTCAATTCCGGCTGTACATCCGATATTGAATTTTCCAACTGGTTGAAATTCATTAGGTATAGTAATTTGCATCCAAACATCAGGTTGAATACCTTGAGGTATCGATTGAACTGCATGATCCCATAAAAATTTCCATTCAGGGTGTTTTGCACAAAATCCCCAAGTTGTATCACCCCACTTTTGTGGTAATAATTTTACATCATATTTGTCTAACTTAATAATAGCTTTAACAATATCTCTTGCTCGTGCTCCATAACCACTATAGGTATCAAAAGGAGAACTTATATAAAATGTAGGTTTACTCATTAGTATATTAATTTATGGTTTAAAAATTTTCCTCTATATTCAGTTAGATTAGTAATAATCATTTTAGGTTTTGGTTGCCATTTGTTAAATAATTCTTCAAATGCTTCCATTACTCTATATCCTTGATGATCTGCTGTAAATCCAGCTTCATCACCAATTGCCCAATCTCTACCTGCTTTTCCTCTTCTATCTCTTTCTTCAGGAGATAAATTATAAATTTCTGTTAATCTATCAACTGCATCTTCCCATCTACATCTATCATCAAAAATATAAGGTGTAGGAGGAGATCCTTGTATTGATCTCGAAGATGGATAAACTGGGAATGCCCATTCTCCATGTTCTTTATAAGTACCTCTATGGTTAGAAGGTACATCAGGACATGGTGTAAACCATTTACCATTTTTATCTACAAATCTCATTTGATCTTGCATTCCACCTGTAGTATTAGCTATAATACAAGTACCTGATAAAATAGCTTCAGTAATTGTTAATCCCCAACCTTCATTAGAAGTTAATAACATTTGGACATCTGCTAAATTATATAGATAATTTAATTCATTTCTATTTAATTTTGCCGTTGAAAATATTACATGATTTGGATACTTTTCACCAAATAAATATTCATTAACCTTAGCTAAATTTGTACCATGATTTGATGAAACCTCAGTATGAAGAATTAATCTACAACTTTCTGCTTCTTCTGGTGGTAACGAATCTAAAAAGGTCCTAAATGCTAACATAGTATCAGGAATTTGTTTTCTTCTTATATTCCTTGAATTAAAGAAAGCTATAAATTTAGTTTTTTCATCATCTTTACCTAATACTTTTTTTCTAAAATCTAAATATTTTTGATCTTTTTTATCAACTGGAAAGAAATGATCATGATTTAATCCGTGAGGAACATATTTAAATATTTTCTTTTTATCTTCTCCAACTACTAATTTATTTATGTTAACAGTTTGTTTTGAAATACCCATTAATAAATCACAAGATTCATAGAATGGTTTATTGTACATTGGAGCTGGATAGTCATCCCAAATATTTAAATAAGTAATTGGAATTGATTTTCTAATTTCATGTTCCATTTGAAATACCCAGGTAAAGTATCTAGGATCAGTAATAAGCAAGATAGCATCTGGTTTTTCTTGTGCTATTACTTGTCTTAAAATATCACCATTTCCATATCCATCAACACACCATAAAAAACATGAAGCATCTTTTATATTTGCTTCTTTATTACAGTCGTTGCTTAGATCAAGTCTTTTACCTTTATCTGGATGTTTAACTGCTCCAGCTAACTGTACCCAATTATAATGGTGACATGTTTTTAATACAATTTCTTTACCTACAGTTGCTACACCTGAGGTTACTCTTATATCATCAGTGATTAATAATATTTTCTTCCTTTTATCTTTAGGAAGATGCTTATAACTTTTATTCATTAATTTTTGTTTAAAGTTCTATGTTAGTTTGGTTAGTTATTTGTTTTCTAAAATTTTCGTCTGTAAGATACAAAAACAAACTACGGTCAGCAAGTTTTTGGAATGAGAATTTTCTCTTTACACATTCAATTTTAAAATTTTCGAATAAGCCAGCTTGAACTTTTACACTTGTAAGTGTCATTGGTTTTTTAATATTCATAATCTTAATTATTTAATAACATTTATATTTAATTATACATATATCAAAATATCAATAGATTATCCCTTCTCCACATAATTCTTGTTCTTCTTTATAAGGACAAAAAGTACAATTCCATTTTGAAGGGGATTTGATATACTCTCTTTCTTTAATGTTTCCACTACTATTAAAACATTCTTTTATAAAATCATTAATAGCAGTTTTTGCTCTATTTAACTTTATTTTTCCACTTGGGGGAGTAAAAGTTTGTACTCTATATGCTTGGTGGGGTGACATAATTTTATCATCATCCCAATCTAATACTTTCCTTTTTACAATAAAAAATTCAATTTCTATTTTATCTAATGGTATGTTGTATTGTTCAGAAAAGAATTGTTTATATAACAATAATTGAAATTGTTTACTTTCATCTTTTTTAGCAAATTTATTCCATCCTTTAGTACTGGTTTTTATGTCGATTATCTTAAATGTCTCTGTTGCTTCATGGTATGTTACAACATCTAAGTACCCCATATATAATACGTTATTATACATTTTATTTGGCGCGATTACAATTGGTACTTCACAACCTACTAAATAAGTACCTTTTTTACTAAAATATCTGCTACGTTTTTTTTTAAACCAATCTAATATAGCTACCCCATCTTCAAAAAATTCCCTCATTTCAACTGCATCTGAAAAATGGGAATTATTATTTTTTTTATATTGGGTTTGATATTCACCAATAAATTTTTCTTGAAAATATTCTTTAATATCTATTTCTCTATCAGCAGCCGCAAATGATTTATCATATGCTATATCTAAATAATGTTGCATTGCTTCATGAACTGCTGTTCCAAATACAGTATGAATAGAAGAAGTAAATCTTTTAATTTTATCTTTATATTGTAACTTCCACCTATGAGGGCATCCTCTAAAAATAGACATTTGAGAATAAGATATATTCTTTTGAAAAGCAAAGTTTATCTCTTGAGGAGGATTATTTTTAATCTCCTTTACAATATGAGGTAGTTTTTTAGGCAAAATTTATTTTTTCCATTTATCACGTCCTACTAATAAACCAATTATTCCATAATTAGCTATATCAATAAACGTATCTTCCATTCCTTCTCCTTTAACATAATTTTTACCATTACTAAGAAGATTTTTTAACCTTGAAATTTTATCAGTTAATCTAATACATAAACCAGTAAGTGAAAATTTCTTATCTGCTTCATCTTTTAAATCACCACCCAAGGCAATATTATTTAAACCATAATCCATATGCTTACGAGCAAACATCTCATACATTTCACCTTGTATTTGTTTAAATTCCTTAGATAATTCTGGGTATGATGTTTCAAATACTTCGATTACTCCTAAACCAGCAATAATATTTTCTTTTTCAATTTTTTTAGCTGCAGAAGTAGCCATTGCAGTTGCGGCTGTAGCATCAAATTCTGCTTCGCTAACTAATTCAAAATGTTTTTTTACTGAATCTCCCATCTATATAACTTGTTTTCCTGGTTGGAAATATTTTTCTAATATCTCTAATCTTTCATGTGCGCCCGCAAAAGTTTTTAATGCTTCTTGAGCATTTTTATAAAAATCTTCTGTTGTGTGATCACCAATCCCTACTGGGTTATTTGATAATAGATCAATACTTAATAGTGCTTTTGCTTTATCCGCTGTTGCAGCTGAATGGAGCATTTGATATAATTTTTCGTTCATTTTAATAAGGGTTTTATTTGTTTTTTTTCTAATCCTATACTCATCAATATACGAAGGACTTCGTCATTCCCCAAAAAATCTAAATATTCTTTTACTTCAGTTTTTGAACATTCCCAATAACTGCTTAAATGATTAAGTAACTCATCATTGTGTTTTTTAATATTAGACTTAATATATTTATTCCATTTATTATTTTTTGGAATATATTCTCTATAAATTGAGTATATTTCTTCTTTATTTTGAGGGTTTATTCTTTGTGCCTCATTAACTAAATCTAAATAGTCTACATTCATAGACATAAATCTATGAATCATATAACTATTCCAAAGTTCCCAGTCTTTATCTGAAAATGATGAAGGATTGGCTTTAATAGAATTAATCTGTTTTAACCAATCCCAAACATTTTTAATCATATTATTTTTCAGATAAAACGCTTTCGTCTGCTAATTCCTCTCTTAATTCTGGTGGTAACCCATCAGCTAATATTTTGTCATTATAGGGATCTATAAAGACTGGAATTGGCATAATTGCATCATTATCAGTACCAGCTACATACTTAGAAATTTTTCTAAGAATAACTGATGATTTCCAAATGTTTGTTCCCTTAGAGTTAATAACTCCTTTAGTAGCTTTTAAATCTACATTTACTTGGGGTTGTTGAGGTTGTTGACCTCCGGCGTTTCCTGCTTTCATATTTATTTATTATTGATTAAATTATTGATTAAACTCATTATATTAATTTCCTTATCAATTCGGAAATTAGCTTTATATTGATGGTCATTAACTAACATAGCTACTGTACCTTCTTTACCAGGCATATATTTACTTGCGCTTTCATATAAAGATCTAAATAAATCTTCATAATCATCTGTATTAGCATTAGCAATTATTTGTCTAATATTTTTAAAATTTGGTTTTGATTTACCTAATTCATCTATTACTTCATATATGTATTTAGATGAAACTAAAAGTGATTTATCTAATTTAAGTTCATTATTAACTGTATTAGCTTGAATTGCATTAATGCATTTTCTTAAATCAGGATAAAACTGTAATACTATGGCACCTAAACTATCCATATCAAATACAATTTTTTCTAAATCCATAATCCAAGATAAATGATAAGCAACTTGCTTTTTATTTGGTGGAACTACTTTAAGTACTTGACATCTAGATTGTAGAGGATCTATAATTCTTTCTACATAATTACAAGTTAAAATAAATCTTGTAGTTCTAGAAAATGTTTCTATTATGTTTCGGAGCGATGCTTGCGCTTGAATCGTAAGAAAATCCGCCTCGTCCAAGATAACAACCTTGAGGGGCTTAAATGAAGCAACCGATGCGAAACTAGAGACTTTATCCCTAATAGTTTCGATCCCACGCTCGTCAGAAGCGTTAATATAAATGTGATCACAATCTAAATTTTTAATTATTAATTTTGCTAATGTAGTTTTACCTGTACCAGCTGGTCCATAAAATATAAAATTTTGAATATCATTATTATATAATTGGGATGCAATGGAGGATTTTAAACTCTCATTACCAACATAATCTTTTAATTTTACTGGTCTGTATTTTTCTACTAGTAAGCTATGATTAGTATTCTCCATAAATCGAATATTGTTTAATTGGTTCAGCTTTTACTTCTTCTTCAGTTGTAGAAATAGCATATAACTCACTTTTAAGGGGAGCCAATCTATACTCCCCTTTAAAGCCAGTCTTTACCATATAAGCTTCTAAGGTATCAGTAAGCGTTTTATGGATAGCACCATCTGGTTCATTAGCGATTAATCTCCATTTATCACCAGGTGGTACTCTGCGAGCACTTAAAATATTCTCTTCTATAACCTTCTTTTTTGCCATACTATAATATACGAAATTATTTGTTAACCTCCAAATCCTGGTTGAGGAACTGCATTATTTTCATGTCCTCTTTCTTTAAATTCATCGGAATCTTTATCTTCAATAATAGTACATTCAGTAAGTAATACTGTTCCAGCAACTGAAGATGCATTTTGTAATGCTAATCTGGTTACTTTAGTAGGATCAATTATACCTGCTTCTTTATAATCTATTACTTTTCCTTCATCTATATGAATTCCTGCCCAATGATCATTACCTGAATCTACTAGTTTATATTTACCTAGTAATTGTGCTTCAGTTGAATCATAACCAGCATTAAGTAATATTTGTTCAAATGGTTTTCCACATGCTTTATAAACAATTTTTGCACCTTCATTGTTTACATTTATATCTTCTCTTGCATAAAGTAAAGCAACTCCACCTCCTGGTAATATTCCTTCTTCAATAGCAGCTTTTGTTGCATGTAAAGCATCATCAACCCTATCTTTTCTTTCATTCATTTCAGTTTCTGTAAATCCACCTACATGAATAATAGCGACACCACCTACAAATTTAGCTAATCTATTTTGTAATTGTTCAGTTTCATATGGTGTTTTAGATTTTGTAACTTGAGCTTGTATTTCTTCAATACGCGATTCAATTGTTTCAATATCTCCTTTACCATCAACTATTGTAGTTTGTTCTTTTTCTATAGTAACTACTCTAGCTTCACCAAACCAATCCCAACTAAATTTATCGAGCTTCATTCCTTTTTCTTTACTGAATACTTGTCCTCCAGTAGTAATAGCAATGTCCTCTAGAATTAGTTTTCTTCTATCTCCAAAATCAGGAGCTTTTACAGCACAAACACTTAATGTACCTCTCATTTTATTAACAATAAGAGTAGCTAATGCTTCATTATCTATATCTTCAGCAATTATTAATAATGATTTACCTTGAGCACCTACTGCTTC